GGGTCAAGCGCACTAACCCCTAATATATCAAACTTTACACCCCCAAGATACTCAATATCAGACCCTTCAATATCTATTATCATACTATCAAGCTTTTCAGAGTATGTCATGGGAAAAAGATTACTGAGGGGTTGATCTGAAATGATAATACCGGCAGCATGAACGCTTTCATTTTTGGCTATTGCCTCCATCTTGATGGCAAAATCAAAACACTGCTTAAAGCTCTCATAGTACTCAGCAATAGACTTAATGTGATCAATATTCCATCTGATAATTCCGTATGCAGCATCTTCTTTTTGCATTTCATTTAAATCATCAGCTATTTTAGTTTCATCAACTAGTTTCTTGGTTATTTGATTAGACAGATCAAAATAGTTGTCTACTGGCTTCATTAACTTAAAGACTTCTTTAATAGCACCCTTGCCTTTAAATCGTGAGTGAGTTATAATATGACCAACGCAATCACTACCGTACTTTTCTTTAATATATGAAATCAAACCCTCTCTGAAAGAAGGAGGTACATCAATATCAATATCTGGTAGAGAAGCATTATCCTTGGTATTTCTACCCTCATTATAAAACCGTTCAAAGGAAAGTTCTCTTTGTGCGTCATAACCCAGAGTTGGGTCTGGCTGCATTGGATCAATAGAGGAAATTTCCATTAGATATGAAATCATACAACCAGAAGACGACCCTCTAATATCAGCAGGAACCCCAGACTTTCTAGCCTGATTCATAATATCATTTACTATGAGAAAATAACCAGACATGTTTGCCTGCTTAAAAACCTCCAGCTCGTGTTGAATCCTTTTAATATAGATTTCTTTTAGTTCTGGGTGGGTCTTTAAGTTAGAAATAAGTCCAGTTGACTTAAAGCCTTTTCTGCAAATCTCCTTTAGATACTCATGGGGGTCTTCAATTTTATTGTCTAGGATTTTGAAAGCAGGAAGCATTGGTCTTTCTTGTATAGAATAGTCTTCTATTAAATCAAGAATTTTAAGAGTCTTTTCTCCTCCAGGAAGCGATTTCATTAAATGACAATTTACATACCGCGAATCAAATATTCTTCCGTCCTCTAGACCCTTACAACAATCAGAGGCTGACTCGTCTTTTGATTGCTTTATTAGCTTGTGTAGATCGTAATCTTCTTTGTTTAAGTAATGAATATTCACCGAAGGTAATGCGTCTGGAAATTCTTTTTTTATCTCTGTTCCAAGAGCCACAGCGCATGGAATAAAAGATAAATCGTAATACAAAAACACGTTCTCGTATATCTTTGAAAAGTCAGCTATTACTTTAGTTACACACTGCTTCCAATCTTTTCTAATCAAAGACTTACAATCATCAATAGAATCCGACTCATAAGCCATCTCTGGGTTAATATACGATGAGAAGAAAATCTGACTTCTCACATCACCAACAAGACAAATTAGCCCAGCACTATATTGATTAAGAATGCCTGTTTGAGTTCTTGGCATGCCATTAAACGACAAAGCTTCTTTGGTTCTCGCCATAGAAACAAGCTTAACTATATTCTTGTATCCAATCTTATTTTTTGCAAGAAGTGTGATTCGTCCAGAAAACGCTTCGCCATTATAAACATCAAGCTCAACACCTATGATTGGCTTTATATTAGACTCTTTGCATTGTTTAAAAAATGGAACAACGCCCTTGATATTATTATGGTCTGTCATGCATATAGCAGGAATTCCATACTCTTTTGCTTTTGGAATAAGGGTTTCTATTGTTACTGTACTGTCCAGCAATGACCATGATGTATGTAGGTGGATTGGTAAGTAACTCATTGTGCGTCCTTAAATACGTTTCTTCTATCTGAGGTTGAGATTGCTTTTTCTTCTGCTTTTTCGGAACGTATTCTATCAACTGTGAGCAGGGTTTTTTCAATACCATTTGCCAGCATATAGTTATAGATATTTTCGCATATACTAGAACCGTTTTGACTTTTTGTTTTACCAAAATGACAAGTAGATTTGCACTTCCACGCCTGTGCTGGTTCAGTTTCTTTTATTCTGGAAGGCAGTTGATTGCCTTTAATTATATTGAAGTTGTTTTTAATTATCTCTAGCGTCTTTGCTCTTTCAGCATCATCAAAACACACAGTAAAAGGACCTCCGTCATTCACAAAATGCATGGTTAAAAGACGCGTCTTATACTCTGGAAACAATAAATACGTTGCGAGATCATACATTCGTAACTGTATGTCGCTTGACGCAAAATAGTTATAATCTTTTAGTTCCCCAGTTTCCCAAGATTTTCTAGATCCAGTTTTCCAGTCAATTATTTCTAAAGTATCGTCTGATACGTGTGTTATAAGATCTATCGTTCCTCGTATTTCATAATTGCCAGAGGTTGTTTTTTTCGAAAGAATATCATAATACTCAAAGGTAAAACCCGGCATTAAAAGAGGTATTCTAAACTGCTTCTCGGTATGAATAACATTAAGTTTCGTGGGGTTGTAACTTGAGTTAATTACTTTTTCAATAGACTTCATGCAGAACTTTTTATCCGCTTTATCGTTTAGCTCTATTTTCCCAGCGTGTTCTTTCTTATATCTTGCCCAGCATATATTTAGCAAAGCTTCATGATTTGTAAAGATGCCGTCACCATGACCAAGTTTTTTGCCACGAGCCATTATCTCAAGAACATGATGAACTATTGTTCCAAGCAGAGCTTTTCTCCCAGAGCCGCTAGGAATTTGAAGTATTGAATCAATAAAAAATTGAAACTGACAACCCTCATATGTTTTTATTGAAGAAGCTCGTAAATACTGAATGTTCATTTTATACTCTTACTGTTCTATTATTGTGCTCAAATTTTAGCATTTTAACCTGTATATTGTTGACGTTTTCTGCACTTCTATTAACAATCAAAAGAATGTCAGATTCCGTCTCTACAAAATCCTGCGTTGTTTTAATCTTTTTAGGTGAGTAACCACCCTTGTTCTTAACAAATTTGCTTTTTGCTTTGCTTAAGATGTCTTTATATACTTTTTGTATTTGTGGAGGCCATCTGTCATTGATTTTCTCAAATGGAAAATATATTATATATGGTATTTCATTATCATGACAGGCACTCATAAAGTCTATTTCAAACCCTATAGAAGCTCTGCATATACATACTGCACAGTCATCATTTATTAAACTGAGGTGTGCAGACATTTTGTTTCGTATGGCTATACGTTCTGGATCATTAAAATCATATGCTCCATTAATATTGATAGCATCAGACCGTATACCAATTATCATAAGTGTTGCTCAAGAACTTTCTTTATGGCATCATTTTTTTCATCAATGCTCATGTTGTCATTTACAATTTTGTAAAAGTTTTGTATGTTTTTAAAATCGTAATTGTCTAAAGCAATTTCACTCTCGTGCGTGTTATGTAAAGTGTTGCGAGTTAGCTGTATAACTATTGGCGCATAAAATGTTGTATAGTCAATCTCATTAGGGAACCTGGCGTCTGAAACAAGAGCGAAATCTAAATTTTCTTCGCGTATCTTCTTAATGGTTGATTGAACCCAACAGTCTTGATGAAAAGCTCTAAATATATTTGTTCCAAAAACCTGCATAACATCTCTGGCTGTCATAAAATCGGTAGACTTTACATCCACCCTATTTTGCAACAGTATGGCAATGTTAGTTGTGCCCATTGGAAGGTCACACCATTTAAATTTTGTTAGTGTGTTTTTATCAGAGTTTTCTCCCCAACACTGATTATACTCCAACCCAAGCACGTTAGTGCAGATACTTTTTAAACTATCCGCAAACGGATATATCTTTGATGAAAAACCCTTTTCTTTTAAGAAGGATCTTACATAAGCACAAGCAGTGTCTTTTCCACTTTGAGCCTTACCGGTTAAAATAATAATTTTTGTTTTCATTTTGTTAGAATGTTGATTTGAGGTGTGATGTATTTATTAAACTCGTCATCCGTTAAACTGTCTGGGTCTTTTTTGTCAAAAAATATTTTAGATACTTTTACCTTGTCTGAATACAAGCTTTTTATTCTTTGATAAGCGGCTTGTCCAGCATCATCTGAGTCAAGAGCAACAGCGAAGGTTTTTGCCCCACACTTCTGAAGAAGATTAAATTGACTCATGGACAGAGATGAACCCAGCAAAGCAACTGTGTTTTTTAAACCGCAGGAGTGTAGTCTCCAACAGTCAAAAGGTCCTTCTACAATAACAACAATTCCTGAGCTTTTTATAAAACTGCAGGCTTTATCTATATTGTATATCTCAATTGACTTATTGAAGCCCTTTGGGTAGTTTCTCCACTTTACAAAAAGTTTTTTAAACTTATCATCAATAGTAAATCTACTGGGGTAATACCATCCGTCATTATTTTTCTCAAATATTGATCTTCCGGTTATACCAACCAGCTCACCAGCAATATTTCTAATTGGCACCATTAACCTGTGGTGATATGTTTTCCCACTAACGGACACTCCAGACTCAAAATACTTACAAGTTTCTTCTGAAAAGTTGCGGAGCTGTATAAAATCATGCGTTGGGTCAAGATTTTTAAGTCTTTTATCGCATATTAATGGATTATGTAGTGCGTTATACTGCTCTTTGTTTATTTTAATTTCTTCAAATTGATCAGAAGATATTACTTCTTTAATCCAGTCAATGGTGTCTTGAAAATTCATCTTCTTAAGACCGCGACAAAGACCAATGATATCATTCCCGTACTTTTGATGGCAGTTATGGGTAAAGCATGACCAACAACATTTACCTAGGTGATAACTAAAGGCGGTCTTATTGTCGCCACCGTGTACTGGACACGCTGATTGTATGTTAATGTTTCCATTAATCTCAAAACCCAAAGCACTTAAAATTTTGGCGTCATGCTCACACGCGATCTTTTTAAATACTTTGAGTTCATCAGAAGTTAATCTCATCTTCGTTATCATCATTTTCTTCCATGGTTCCGCTTGAGTCTAGGATCTCAAAATTAAACTTACCTTCAACCATTTCAGATCTTTCTAGATTTGAAATAACATTAATGTACTCTGATGTTGTATCCATACCTTGACCATAGCGAGTCTCAATAACAATTAACTTTCTATCACCATTAGCCTTACTATCTCCTGCCGCAACATCCTCATCCGTCTTTTTCTTAAGATAGGCTAGACTGGAACACAACCAAAGAATTCTATCACTTCCAGAGACAACGCTTGAGTCTTCCTTATTAATACCGTCTCTATTTAACTGTACTGTGGTCAGAATTGGAACATCGTACTTAACAGCAAAATTATGCAGCTTAGTGATAAAGTCTCCAAGGTATTGATATTCTTGTATGTCACCAACGTCTGACATATCCATGGTTTTTAAATAATCCAGCATCACCAAACAGTTTTTAGTGTTTCCGCCAGCGTCTCGACCAACAACAGAGGACAGCCATCGTCGGGTTATTGCCATTATTTCTTCAGGCTTCTTACCAGCAACACTGATGTGATAAAAAGGAAGATCTTTAATAACTGTCAGACATTCATTGACAGCAAATTTCATGTTATCTTTTTGTGCAAACTGACCGGTTTCAATTGAGTTTTGATCAACCCCAGAGTGAAGAGAAACCCACTTTACCGTTTGAGTCTCTTTCTTCATTTCGGTATCTAGATATAAAACAGGAACACCTTGTTTGGCTAGATTAGAAGCAACATTCAAACAGAATGTACTCTTTCCAACCTTTGGTCTAGCACCAACAACATTAACTGTACCGCGTCTATAACCGCCACCCACAGCCTTGTCATATCTTGGATAACCCGTTGGAAGACCAGCTGAAGTGACCGGGTTTTCAGCAATATAATTGATGTGTTCTGTGGCAAATGCACCAATCTGCACAAGATCATTTTCTCTAGTAATATCAGGAATAAAGTCAAAAACTGATGACTCCACCGATGCTGCTACATCAACAATACTTTCACTGCCGGAAAGACCGTCAATAATTTTAGCTGCTGAAGCAAGCTTCTCACGAAAACAGCGAGACAAACTCCAAAACTTCACTTGTCTAACAAAGTGATGGTAGTCAGTTTTACTTGTTTCAAGATCGGCAATATCTGATATCTTCTCAGACTCTTTATCACTCACATCTCCAGTTTTTGAAGTCTCAGACACTAAAAGCTGTGGGCTGATTTTACCAGAAAAACCAGACTCGGCAAGTGTCTTTATAGCAAAAAAGCACCTGCCAAGAAACTTATCTTTAAAGTCAGTTTCAGACAAGTGAACATCTGAACTAAAAATAATTTCAGCGCCGTTCTTAATGATACAAGACACGGCGCTTAATTCAGAAGTTTCTTGATTATATGATTTTACTTTATTCTGCATTTGTTGCATTTAATCTTAATTGTGTTGTCTGATTGCAAAAGACCGACGGGATACTCTTTATTAAAGTCAAAGCGAGTGGAGCAAACTTCACAGTTTTTAAAGTTGGGCTTATACTCATCTCTATATTGCTTCTTTCTGTCGCCAAGCTTTTTAACAGCTTCTGCGTATTTAGGATTAGAGTCCTCGGGAAGCTCAAATTCTGAACTAGATATAAATTTTACACCGACAGTCGGTTTATCTTCTTCTTCATATTCCACATCTTCATTTTTTTCGGTGTTATACTCAGTCTCATTATATTCTTCTTCTACTAACTGACCAAGGATAATTCTCTTAATTGCATCAATTTTTTGTAAAGAATCAGAGTCTACAGATTGTGTAACTACTACTGGAGCTATCTCACCAAAAATGGTGGTATAAAACTCTCTAACCGCCTGCATGTCGTTCATTATGATTGCTTTTTGCAAAAAGCCTTTAAGGTCTTTCATTTATTGGTCCTCTTTTTTCAAATGCTAAATTTTTCAAACACGAAGCCATAAACTCTATTTTTCTATCAATGTCTTCTATTGATTTTAGCTGAACTTCGCACAAAGATTTTACAGATTCAAGTTCTTTTGCGTGAATATCATTTCTTTTAATAACAAGTGATTTTTCAGCTAATCCGTAACCTTCTGTGTTTTTAAGCTCTCTACCTATAATTGAGTTTATATTAGCGTCACACCATGATATGTTAGCTCTCAGTCTGTTAGATTCTGTCTTTATGTAAAGACCATACTGTGATAGTCGGATCGCGTCAATAGAAAGATCGTCTCTAGCAGCCGACTTTAAATACTCACGAGAAAGCGACAGAAGTTTATCAATTTCAGGTGGAATAATAACAGATGATAGTTTAAACTTATCACGAAACTCCGCCATCTTTTTTTGTATTTTTTGCTTTTCACTTTCAGGATTTTCCGTGTTTTCCAAAATGAGCCTCTGCTTCCTTAATTGAGTGTAGCTTTATCAGCCTGATGTTATTTAACTCACAAAAAAGTTCCTTTATCTCATCTCGCTGTAATTGTTTTTCAAAGTCCTGCATTGAGTCATGAAAAAAAGGATTCATTTCAGAATGCTGCTCACCTTGAATCTCAAAGGCTATTTTCCGTTGTGGCAAATAAAAATCCAGTGATAAACGAGTGTCTGGAATAGTTACATCTTCTAAAATGGGATCTAATGGATACTTACTGTATATCATCTGACCAATACTATACTGTATTTTTGACCTACAAGCCGCCTTACTTTTCATTGGCCATGTAGCCGGACGAAGATCCCAAACGATTCTCTTAGAGGGGTTATTTACCGATGTTACTTGCATGGCATTGCCATTGTTTCTACTTGTAGAAGTAGTGATTTGTAAAGCTCATCATTCTTTCTTAGAACATCCACAACAGCAAGTTGACCTTGAAGCTTGTCTTTAATTCCACTAATTGAATACCAAGCCCCTGACTTTTGGATAAGACCAAGCTCACAGCAAACATTAAACAGATCCATGCGCTCATCAACGCCTCTACCGTAAATAATAGGAACAGTTACTTCCGCCCCTGGAGGTCCAAGCGCAGACGCTATCACATTAAAGTGTGCGTTTTGTCCAATCGTTTTATTCGCCGCATCATCAATATCCTGCTTCCATGCTCCCTCCAGCCACACAGACGCTCCATATTGAGGAGCGTTGCCACCCACCGCATAACTTTTCTTTCCAGGTCCTGGGTTTGGATTAGCAATCATGTGAGTTAATGCGATAAACGTGCTATGTGTTACCGGCAGAATCTGACTAACTCGCTTAAAAATTTTATACATCAGTGTGGCTGTTCCTGCCATTCTAACTGATTCACCAATGTTGGATGAAAGCTCACCCTCTGGACATAAAGCAGCAATAGAGTCTAATATGCAAATGCACTTTTCAT